CAACAACTTGTAAGGTATTGTCTATACCTTGATATATTTTGATAGGGCGACTGTACACGACTCTGTTCCTTGGTGAGAAAATACTCTGATCCCATATTTGGACCGTGACTGTATTTGGGTATAAATAAGCTAGAATTTGCATTATCTTGTATTTATTGAAAAATGGACGAACCCAATTACCAGCAACTTTTAAAAAAATATCCGTTCTTGACTTATCTCATATACGGCGGCAATGAATACATAGGCGTAATACAAAATCTTGACGAAGTAATTACCACAATTTACGATTACGGTGCGCTGAGAACTCTAGAGCAGAAACAACAATTTCTAGAGCTAGCCGAAACTTGGTGGTGGGAAAGTAATAGGTTGATACCTATTAATGTGTTCTTAAAATCAGAATGGTCACCGTTTAGAACAGTAGTCAAAACTATGAACAGCAAAGATGTGGAAATCAAGTTTGGCCCGCAAGTGAGTCTTAAGGAAATTGCTGCCAAACGCAGTAAAAGAAGATCGATTACTCTTGTTCGGAAGCTTGGCTGAGCAAGTTCATGTTCACTGCAACTAGATGTGCATACCCCACTGCATGCGCCTTCTTAAAATAGTAGCTGTCGTCTGCAGGTCGTTCCCATACTGTTTCCGCAACTTCCCGCCAAGTCCGGCCAATCAAGTGGCGTTTAGCTGGTCGGATCACAGCCAAAAACATAGCCAGTCTTGGTATACTGTTTACTGCTTCGGGCATGCGGATCAGTGTGTCATAATGTGCGCCTATATGAATAAGTTGCGCACAAAACTCTGCATCATACAGCCTATCCCAAGCAGGCTCTTGCTGCATCAATTGTTGTAAATGTTGCTCGCTTTGTACTTGTTGATATAACCCAACATTAAGAACGTCTACTTTGATGTATCCTCGATCTTCGGCCGCTTGGTAATCTATGCTAGCACGACCTGTAAACGGATCAACAGGAATTTGAGTAAAATACACACCGGTGTTGTGTTTGTTTGTTTTAGTGTCGCGAATGATACTGGCAGCGGTATGCTTGACTACAGCAAGAGCTTGATCTCTGTTGGCTACATCTATGTCAATGTCACTGGTAAATTTCACGGCATAATCCTGCCTGATATAGCAATTCTTGTTTGTCCTGGTTCCAATCCTGTTACATCGTGAAAAGTTTGTGTATCAATTATATACCAAATGTTCATTTGTAGCACATATTCAGAAATTAAATCAAAGTTGTCGTTGTAGTATCTTGTAGCCACATTATTACCCCCGGTCTCAACGAGATATAAAAATTTGCATTCAGTTTCAATGTCTTTGTGTTTGGGCAGGTTGGCTGTAAGAGATTGAACTCCCCATCTGATGTTATCACATATGTTTTCTGTGCACCAATTTTGTAAATTTTCTGGTGCATCTTTCCATGTAACTTGTGTTAAATAATTTCCATCACCAGACGAAACATCTTGTCCTTTTCTAATTACTTCAATAATGTCCTGATAAAATAATCTTGGAATTTTTGGTAAGTGTGTTTTTTTAACTTTGTTCATAGTCCCGCTTCGGCCAATACGTGCTTGCACCACTCTACATCGGCCACGTAATCCTTGAACTTACGATTCCAGTAATCAGGATCAATCCAAGGAAGAACAATGGCCAAATGCTCTGCAGAAATAGACTCAAGAAACTCAATGCCACTACGGCAATTAAATACAATCCAAGGGCTAGTGCGACCAGTGGTAATATGATGACAAATCCTATTATGGTTACCGTACTTAAAATAATGGCTGTAACTAGCAAGCCCACTATCTCCATTTGCGTATTCCTCCATGGTTTTGAGGCCGCGCTCGAGTGCGTCTTGCACTGCCTCCTTTTTAACATATTCATGTAACCATTCTTCGTAAAATTTATCTCGACACCAATGGTCTAATTTTTTATTGTTCTTTAGTAACCAAGCTGTATAGCTGTTGCTATTAATACAGCGAATAGCAACCAAGTGTCTGCCGAACCGAACAAAAGCATTGTAATACGGACTTGCAACGAAATCCATGTAGCTTTTAAGCTGTGCGCTACCTTGTGTGGTTTCATAAAATTGTAGATACGCTCTAAGTCCAAATTGTACTCCTGTTTCGGTTTCTTGTTGCCAACGTCGTTTGGGCTCACATAAATGTGCCGCTAGTGTACTTTCCTTTCTGAACTCACGCTCACAGTATTTACACTTAAAGTTCGGACTTGATTCTTCTATCATCCCATCCATGTTTGCGAGCCAATTGTTTAAGATCTTCTGTGGTGTTGATTTTCGCCAACAACTCCAGTTCATCTTCGCTGTATGTGGTGTAAATTTGTTTTAGGAATTTTACTGCTTTGCTACTGCTGCCTTCTCGCTTTTTTTGTTTGATCCAGTCATGTCTAAATGTGCCCATGCCTGGACTGACTGTAGTGGCCAGTAACCATTGTAATTCTGGATGCCGGGCTAGATCAAAGAAGTGTCGATTGAAGTTTTCATTGCAGGACATGAGATAGTACTGCTGTAATTCAGTGCTGCCTTGCACACTTGATCCCCAACGGATCATGAGATAGTTACTAAACTTTTTGCGTTCTTCATCTGTTAACTCGCGATAAAACATTCGATTCTTAGAATCAAATTGACGCATCTCGTTGGCAATGTTTAGTTTGTCAGTCATACTGGATGATGTGGCACTGTGTCATCTTGTTGACTAAGTGCATGAATTAGTTTAACACGATCTAATGCATCTTGTAAAGCAGGATTTGTTTTTGCAGCACGATGGATTTCGCCCCAAAGTTTTGAATCCATTATATGATCGTGTAACGGTCTACCGTCACTAGTTCTAGGATCGTAATCGCTGCCTATTTCAAATCGTTGATCGGGCGGATCTCCTGACTTACGAGCATAGACTACACCATTGGCTCGTTCATAGACATAAGTGGCTCCGGGCTCTAGTCTACCAGCACTTGGCATAATCAACCACCTCGCTCTGTCTTGATATGTCTTTTACAAAGTACGCACACAACGGTTGTTGTGTACCTGTTTCTAATGGTACTGCCAACAGTTGCCCTGGCTTGAGTTTAGGAAAATACCATTTGACATCTTGATAGATATCAATAATCTCAATCTGCTGAAATTCAGGTTTAAAACTACTAATAGGATTAAAACAGAATACACTGAATCCTCGATCGTTGATACTGGTCAAGGGAACCACTTCTAGATCGCCAAGGTCAGGTTCGCCAATCAACACATGCCAATCCACCGGCATCTTGATCACACTGGAACCAATTCTCAACACCAAGGCTGGACTGTTAAAGCTTTCTAAAAAGATCAAAGGTATGTAAAAGTAGTCCGGCGTTCTTGGATCTGAGTTATCTAAAACTGCAAATCTCAAATCCTCTACTTCGTCCGGTATTTCGTTCAGCTCGTAGGCTGTGTTATCTAGTGTCAGTATTCTCATTGTTGTAATAATAAATTTGCTGCCTCGTGTTGTGTTGCAAAATTGGTGTGAAACCAGTATGGCTCATTTGGGTGTGCCTGTGCATATTGATATACAACAAAGTCTCTGCGTAACACTGTATATCTTATGTGATTTTTTTCTAATTGTACTAAAAAATATTCTAAATTCCAACGGTCTGTGATACTTTTTAACACAGGATCAAACATTTCTGTAAAGTATTGCTTGACTGCCTGTCGCCGTGTTGAAGACAACTGATACTTGTGCGTAAGATCTGGTTCTTGACCAATGAATGTTGGTATAGTGTCACTGGCGTACTGTCCATTTCTAAAATTTTCCAATTCAACACTTGGTAGTTGTTGTTCTGTTAGTTTTAATTCTATTCTGGCAGGATCTGTGGTTCCAATGATTACTCTATCAGCTTGTAAACGTATTGCTTGTTCTATCTGGAAACAAATGTCTGTGTTGCTGCAACCTGGCCGGGCCAAACTAACTGCTCCCATTATTTCGCTAAAATGTCGACCAGGTGCATGGGGATCTGGAGCCATAAAGCTGTCACCGCATACCACTATCATTCCCATTCTGCCTTTTCTACAGTAAATGGATAGTTGGCTTCCTTATAAAAAGCTTTTCTTTTGGTTAGATGTCTTTTTGCAAACTTACAGGTACTGGTTATGTCCCAGATCTGAACAAAGTCTTTGTCCTCTGCACGACGTATTCCGCGCCCGATACTTTGTATAACACGTACAAAAGATTTGCCAGGCTCAAGTAAAACAAGATTAAAAATGCGGGGAATATTGATACCAACAGCAGCAACGCCGTAGGTAGCGATAATGATTTTGTCTGAAGCCTCTGCCACTTCGTCATAGTGTTCTTTGCGCTCCCCGGCCTTGGTTGCTCCAGACACGAACACACTGCCCGGCAGTCGTTCTGCCAGTGCCCGACCGGCACTTATTCGATCCACTAATATTAGCGTGTTACCTGAATCAACAATAGTACTTATCAGTCTAGCAATATAGTCCAGTCTTTCAGCCGTTTCTATTAGATATTTTAATTCGCTTTGATAGTTTGCGTACTCTCGATGATCCGCCAACTGTACCACGTTCACATGACACTGTGCTAGATGTCCGGCTTCTTGTAACTCACTGGCACTCAATTGTCCCACTACTGGACCCAACATACAGTTGATGCTCTGTCTAGCATAATCTTCTTTGGGTATAGTGCCGGTCAGTCCCCAACGTATGGGCACTTGTGCAAATGGTCCGCTTAATAATGTCTTTAATGCATCGGCCTTGGCCTGATGTGTTTCATCTACGATCACTGCCACTACGCCTTCCAAGAACTCGCCAATGGTAATTTCTGCTTCGGCATTCTTGGTGGTCTTTAACAAGTTGTTTAGACTTTGCCAGGTACAAATGGTGTGTGTACGACCGTACTCTTTTCTATCGCCGAAGTAGACGCCGGTGTCCAGTTCCAAATTCACAAAGTCATCTTCGGTTTGTGTAACCAGACTCTTGTTGGGCACAATAATGATGGTGCGTCCATACTGGCTGACTGCGTCAGCCAAGGCTGCTGTAACGATAGTTTTGCCAGCACCAGTGGCCACTTCTTGTACACATTGCGGATTGGCCAAGAATCTATTAATGATCTCGGGTTGATAATCTCTCAGCACTATGGGTTCACCGGCTCGGGGATGACCCTTGGGCCACCGTTTGTGTTGATAGGTATTCTCATCCACAGTCTCAAACTCAAACTGGGTACGATACTGTCTAGTATCTTCCACTTCTATGTCATAGCCTTGCTCGTCCAGGTAAGGCAGTATCTCGGGCAGTAGATTGATGTATGTGGTGCCGCCAAGATTGAAGAACGGAACCTTGCCATCCCAACGGCCAAGACGCACACTGGGCTGATATCTGGCACCGGGTATTTCGTACTTGTATCGTTTGACCAAGGCTGTTCTGGTGTTGAGATCCAGGCCTTCGATCTTGGCATTTACTTCATCTCGTATTAACAGTTTTGCCTGCATTAGTTTTTAGTTTTGATAGTGTGTATATTATACACTTCAGTAGCAAAATACACAACTTTTTCGGCCTGTTGTATCAGCATGGTTTTTTCACCACCGTGCATCATGCCTTGACCACTGATCAACAGCGGTACCGGTTGATCCCATTTGGCACTGTACTTGTTAAAGTAAATTACTTTTTTGTCTATGGGTTCTTTGGGCTTGCCCAGAGTTTGCGATTGATACACATCCTCTGGATCAAAATTGGCACGAACAAAATTGTCTAACAGTCGATTGCTCATGTCGGGTTCATACACATAGATCGGATAGCGTTGGGTTATATCTGCGTAGCGTATGATGTCTTTGATCACAGTGGCGTCGCTGTTGGGTGCAAATTTGGTTTCTTGAGCCAACAGTAAATTGCAAATGCGCGGCGAGTATCTACATGCTGCGTCAATTTGTATCTGTTCATCCACTGTATAGCCGTATATGGCCGAACAGTCCACCAGCCGGTCCAGGTTCTTGTCATCAAGGCCACAATCGGTCTGCACTGCCTCCTGCAAGCTCTTGGCAGCGTTTGTGATTTGCAAGCCTTGGGATGTGTGAGTCAATTGGATTTGATACGGCTGCTGTTCACAGGCTTCTACTGCCTCAAGATATTCGGCCACCTCGGGTGCTATCTCGAACTGATGGTTCTGTGCAAAGCCGTTGGCAGCAACCACATTGGTTTCTGTGATGGCCAATGCCCAGGCACGATTGGCAGGATCAAACCGCCATCGGCCCTGACTTATTTTTGCTAGATCTCTTAAGTCATTGATCAGTGTGGTGTCGTAAGGAAACTTGAGCACAATATTGTCGTTGTCCACATACAGCAACCTACGTCTATCAATCTGTCTGATGCCCAGTCGAAACACCGGACTCTCTACCGGCCCAACATCTATGTCCAGCTTTTCCAGTTGCTTGCGATACTTGAGCACCAGTTTGACAGCCAATTCTGCCTGCCGGTCCGTTAACGCACGACCACTCTGTGTGGTCTGACTCATGCTGCTCAATATCTGTACATCGTATCTGGCCAAGCTTATTATGGGTGGCGTGCTGTTAAACAAACTGTAGATGGTTCCAGTATCTGGATTCCTATCTCCGTTCATTACTTCAATGTAGTCTTCAACCGACGAGTATTTTTTCATAGTACAAGTATACTACTTATCGAGAACAAAGTCAAAAAAAAGCCCTGCTTAGAGCAGGGCAAATTCCGGAGTAAAAGGAGCTATCAAAAACTCCGGAGATATCTGCTTACGCAGATTTCATGCAAGTACTTTGAGCCAATGCCTGCCACTTGGTAGGAAAGCTCTTGTACAGTTGACCAATCTTGATAGCCATACGTAAACTCATTTCGCGCAAACGATTCTTGTTGGCATCCATAAAGCCAATGATCTCGTCTTGTGCTATCTCGCTGAGTTCGAGATCCGCAAACAGTTCGCCACTACGTGCAATCTGCCGGATACGCAGGACCTTGTCACGCATGGTGTCTAGTGTAAGATCCAAGTAGTGGCAGCGTGACTGCAAAGCATCCAAGTGATCACGCAACTTTTGGCTCTTCATCTTGTCAAACTTTAAGTTGGTAATAAAGATTACACTACCCTTGAATTCAAAACTATCCGGGATACCTTCGCTGCGCAGGATACGGCTGTCTGACAGCCAACTAATCTTGCGCTTCTTGCCCGAGTCTAGCGCACCTTTCAACAAGTTAAGGCACACATCATCCAACAAGATACTATCGCAGTCATCGAACACGATCACACAGTTGGGGTCCGAATACTTGTACAAGGCTTGATACAGGCCAATTGCAGTGGCCGAACCTTTGACCACTTCGGCTCTGAGTCGACGACCTGCAATCTGATCCAGCAGAGTTGCCTTTTCAATCTCGAGTTCAACGCCAAAGCTCTTGCCTACACCAGGAGGACCCGATACAATCATGGCACGAATGTCGCCGGCTGTAGCAGCCTTGGTCATTTCTGTAAGGATTTCAAAACGCTCGGCAATCTCGGCCATGCGCTCTTCGTCCGTCTTGGTGTCGTTCACAACCGCCTGCACATCTGCATCAACGGTTATCGCTTCGCCGTCAAACTGGTCCGCACCCACAAACTCATAATCACTCATGCTGTTCACTTTGACACGGATGTCTTCGGGGAAGCCAGGGAATTGGCCACCGTTCTTGACTGTAACATAACCGCCTTTGGCGCCTGCCTTGTATTGTTCTACAAGTTGGAACACACGGTTGGATACATCAGTAGTGCGATAAGCACCAGATTTGATACGAACGAAACTCATAACGGCTCCTTTAATGTTTAAAGTTGTATTGTTATTATTCAACTATTATAGCGAAATCGATCTTTATTGTCTACCTAAATTAAATCTTGCCCTTCACTATACTTTTAGCAACCTGCTTGACTGTTGCTCCTTTAGCAACCAGCATGTAGGCTATATTATCGCATAGGTCAACTTCTACAATTTCAAAACCCATGTTCATACGGTTAAATACATCGTTTACAGCTCGCATGGCACCTTGGATACCCGCTTCACAAGCCTGGTATTCGTCGTCAGAAATGTCGTAAAACTTGGCATTTTCAAGGATGCCTTCACAGGAAGACTGGTTGCCAAACGCACCGTCTAGAATCAACCGCTCGTTAATACATTCGATAGGGCAGTCAGATTCATCCAAATATTCAAACAGTTCGTTAACATCCAACTCACGCATTTTAGGCAGATCGCCAACTAATTCAACTTGTTTTGCTTTAGACATTTTTGGCTCCTTGTTAATTACTATACCAATATTATAGCAAAATGGGCCATTATGGTCTACCGTTGTTTTTTTTGCAACACAAGTTGCTATTTAAGCAATGTTGTTAATCTTTTAACGCATGCCACACCTCTGGATCTGCGCCCAGATAGATGCGGTATAGCAATTTGTTACGCCACACGCTAAACGCATTGACTCGATTTTCGAACCAAATTAGCAAGTCGTCTCTGAACCACAACGGATTTAACAAGAACACACAAAGTAAAACCAAAACGGGCGGAAACAGGAATGCAAGAATGCTCCAATGTGCTATACGCATACGCCACCAGCGTCCGCCCTCGGGAGTCATGGTTACGGTTTGTTTTTTCATGACTTATTTTACAACAAACCAACGATCAAAGCAACCGTGTGTTACGCCAATATTCACTGGCTGCTGCAACACCACTGCCAGGTTCGACTCGAATTCCACAATCCAACATGGCCATTTCGGCTCCGGCTATAGCTGCCATTAGGTGAATCTCGTTCATGTCGCCCAGGTGACCAATGCGGAACAGCTTGCCGGCAACCTTTGATAGGCCGGCACCCAATGATAAGTTATATCTTCGGTATGCTCTACTGATAACATCTGCACCGTTGATGTCTTCTGGTACCATAATTGCACTTACAGTATCCGAATACCACTGGGGTTCTCTAGCACATAATTCTAAACCCCAACCTTGTTGTACCGCTGCTCTCACACCCGAAGCTAGATATGCGTGACGTTTAACAACATTGTCTAAACCTTCTTCTTCCAGCATGGTGAGTGATTCTCGCAATCCATACAACAATGACAGTGCAGGAGTATATGGAAAATATCCTGTGGCATTTGAGTTCAGCATGTCATCTAAATTGAAGTAGGCTCTTGGCAACTTGGCACTCTTGCGCATTTCAAGCGCCTTCTCACTGGCACACAAAATACCCAGACCAGCTGGCAGCATAAGACCTTTCTGCGATCCTGTGACCACCATGTCAATGCCCCAATCATCCACTCGTAAATCAATACTGGCAAAACTACTAACAGCATCTACAAACAGCAAAGCTGGATGATTAGCATTGTTCATAACACGGCGAACACCTGCAACATCCGAAGTGACACCGGTGGCAGTTTCATTGTGTGTAACTAACACAGCCTTGATCTTGTGTTCAGTATCTGCTTCAAGTCGGTCTCGATAAATGTCAAGCGGCACACCTGTACCCCATTCACAATCAACAATATCAACTTCCAGTCCTAGACGCTGACACATCTCAATCCATAAGTGACCAAATTGTCCAAACCTTGCAGCTAGCACACGGTCGCCTGGGCTTAGTGTGTTGGCCAGTGCGGCTTCCCAACAACCGGTGCCTGAACTGGGAAAAATGAATGGTATACCTGTTTCAGTTCTAAACAGGCGTTTTAATCGTGGAATTATTGAGTTAGTTAGTGCAGGAAAATCTGGTGATCTATGGTCTTCCATTGATACAACCATAGCACGTTGTACTCGGTCTGGCACATTGGTAGGTCCAGGTACAAATAAAAAATTACGTCCAGCCATATTGCTCTCCTTGAATGGTCTGGACAAGGTCCAGCTCTAGTCAATATATAGCATTAGCTTGTAACAGTCAAAAGTTTTTTATTCGACTTGGGTTATTTGCCTAGTTTTCTTACAAACTGCCAAATTGGAGGATGTTGTTGATGGGTGCCCGGATCACCACCCACTGTGAGTCTTAGTTCTGGATCAACTCCGCGGCTGGCTTGGCTAACAAACAGGGCCATTTGCCTATCTCGAGTACGAATTAAACAAAGGCCTTGGTCGTTGCAGGCCATGTATACGGGTATTCCGCACTCGTCCAATCCTGAGATAAGCATACCATATTTATAGCCTGGTCAATTTGGCCAGTGGGCACACCGTTTTGTTCGTAGCCTTCGCGAACCATTTCCAAGTAGCCACTGCCAGGTTCTTGTATGTAAGTTTGATCCGTCATTTGATATGTGACTGCATACACAAAATGATCGCCTTGATTCACACGTACTCGGAATCTTGTGTAGTAGCAGGGATATCCTTCTAAGGCATCTAGACTTTTGAGATCGGCTGGTGTGATATCCCACAGCACCCCATGGCAGATCTTGCCAGGATTTTTTTGAATATCAGCATGAGTGCGAAACACAAATTCATAGTTGTTGATCCAGGCAGCGCCAAGACACACAGCCGTAGGACAGCGATGTCTCATGCTGTCCAAATTGGTGTTCATTCCGTATGCAAAGTATTTCATAGCTGACTATTATATAGCGAATTAGATAATTGGTCAACCACCAAAAGTGCGTTGCAATTTTGTTAAGTCAGCACAAGTATAGGTTTGATAACTATACTCTAAATGCTTAGGAAACGGGATCTTTTCAATTAGTGCGCCGTATTGATTGGCCTTTTCCTGAGCAATGTCCATAAAGGATCGGGTCTGACCTGTGCCAATATTCCATACGCCATTTTCTTCGATGTCGCAATTTATAAATTGAAATTGTATTCCCAGCACATGATCGACCGAAACAAAATCTCTTCTGAAGTCTTCACTGCCTTCAAAAACTTTTACGATTCCAGTGGATCGATCTTGAATATCAAATTGATAGTATGGGCTGGCTTGCGATCCTTTGTGCTGTTCGTTGGCGCCATATACATTAAAGTATCTAAATCCTTGGCATCGAGCATGCGTGGGATGCTTTTCCACATAATGTTCAAATAGATACTTTGACCATGCATACGGACTGCGAGGATCAACCGGTGCGGTTTCAGTGAAATCTTGGCCAAGGCCATACACACTGGCCGAACTTGACCATTGTAGATTCACATCGTGTTTTCTACATTCCTCATACAACCATACGCTAAAATCATAATTTTGACGCATGACTCGGGCAACATCTCGTTCGGTAGTGCTGCTTATGGCTCCAAAATGAAAAACCCAATCTAGGCCTTCAATTCTAGGTAGTGTGTGTTCGTCCCATTCGTAGGTGACAATTTCATGGTCGCCCAACTTGTGCCAAAAACTTACGGCATGACTGCCAATAAATCCTCTACTTCCTGTTATTAATATTTTCAATTGTTTTACTCGTTGAATAATTTTTTATTAGATCAAAAAACATTATGTCCTCGCAATACTGCCGACCAGTGATTGGTTTGCCCCTGTAGTCACCACCCTTGACCATGAGATGTGGTTTATATATTTTGCAAATATGTTCCAGTTCTTCTTGCGTGTCAAAGATCCAAACAGCATTCACTGACTTGAGATTTTCAAGTTGAAATTTCCTATCCTCTTGATTGTTGACAGGACGACTTTTACCTTTTAATTCTCGAACCTGTCTGTCTGAATCTATTGCTACCAACAAATAGGTACCTTGACTACGAGCAAAATTAAGCATCTCAATGTGCCCGCGATGCAAGATATCAAATGTGCCGTTAACTATTACTCTTCTGGCTATCCCCAGGTTGTACACGATAATTGTCCTCTACAGAATCTGCGGTTGAAACTTCTATGATTGTGCCTTGTGTCAGACAAACCAATTGATGTGGTAACAAAGGGGGATTATGCCAGGTATCTCCCATATTTAATTCTTTTTCTAAAATTGCAGCAGTGGCAGTGTCAATATATCTTACAACAAATTTGCCCGACAGCACATACCATGTTTCATCTTTTTCGCGATGAAAGTGCATGCTGAATCTAGCATCTTTGTTAAAGTTCATCATTTTACCGCAATAACGGTCATTGGTAGCCCAGATCAATTCTGATCCCCAACCTTTTGCAACTACACCTTGTAATCTAGTCATATCTGTTCTATTTCTTCCAATGAGGGACTATACACACCAATGTGTTGAATAGTCACGCTGGCTGCTCGAGTAGCGAATCTTATTGCAGCCAATATGTCTCCAGACAAAACGTAGTTGTATGCGAGAGCAGACAAGAAAGTATCGCCTGCCCCGCATACATCAAACGCCTCTACTTGTGGAGTAGAAATCTTGTGTTCTTTGTATTGCACTCCGTCTCGTCCGAGAGTGACAATAAGTTCTGTAGGAACCGTTTTAGCAGCAGCATATTCAACCGAGTTAATTTTAACATAACAACCCTCACATCTGGCCAAGTCGGATTTTTTCGTGTCAACGAAAATAGGACCTGTGTAATTCTTCCTAAGCTGTTCAATGGTCTCATATTCTACGCTGCCTTTGTTGTAATCGCTTACAATAACAGCATTATACTGATTTATGTTGGTGTAGTCAATTTTTACGGCACGACTAGGTATGTCTTGATCTATCCTTACTAGATGCTGACCAGTCTTGCTATCAATCACTCTAGTTTTTATACAAGTTTTAACACCGTGTACATAATCTACTTCTACACCCAATCTTTCTAAATTGTCCTTGACATTAGCTGCCATGCCCGGCTTGGTCACTGTATGAGTATAGTTAAGTACAGGCACAGGGGCTTCGGGACTGATCCTAGTCACTGTTCCAAATTGATATTGGTCGATACCGTTATCGCCTACTAACAAAATCTTCATTAAAAATATTGACAGTTATCTCTTGGAAAATAACACTCGTTATTTGCCAATGGTTTTATCTTGATTGTTTCCAATACTGAAGCCTTACCTAATCCCATTGCTATACTATACGCTGCACTTTGATTGCCCATAAACAGGTCTGCACCAGCAATAATGTCTGCTAGTTCTTTAAAATCTCGTACAGGATAATATTTTACATTGAATCCAGTTGATTTTACAAAATCTTCGTGTTCTTCTTGAGTGCCTACAAATATACCATTATTTACTATGTCTGATTGTGCTAGAATATTTTGCCAACTTCCATTGCCTTCTGGACAACGATATCTGAATGTTCTGTTGATTACAATAGGTGCCACTCGAACAGGATCTGCTTCTAACCATGTTTCATTATACACATCTTGAGTGAATGGCAAATTAAATGTTCGATAATATGCTTCCACATAGTTTCCTTCGAATCCTCTAAATAGCACTCCACGAAAACGATCAAGATCAACATCGTGATCGCCGGTCCAAAATGTCACACTCTTGATATACGACTGCCTGCTCAGCAGAGGCCTCAGCATATCAAAGTCCGCATTGCGAAATCTGCCCTTGTGCGCAGGATCAACTTCATCGGGTCTGTATCCATATTGCGCCACACACTGTTCCAAGTTTTCAACATGAATAGCAAATGTACCGCCGCCCATTTTTTTAACTACAGACAAACTGTAAATCAAGTCGCCGAATGTGCCCGAGTGTCTATATATCATAATAGTTCTAAAATGTTGTTGGCTATTTTGTCTGCATCAAATGCATCTTTACATCTAAAGTCACCGTGTTTGCATACAACTTGTCTAACTGGTCGTGCTTGATCATCATTACAACCCACACAATCTACCGCACTCAAGATAGGAGTATAAGGTTTATGCAGTGGTGCAATGCGTTCTGGCAGTAGATGTGTATGTAAACTTACAATGTGTGTTCGACTGGCCACTGCTATATGATACGGACCGCTGTCTATGCCCACAAAGCATCTGGCATGATCCATTAATAGTTTTTGTTGTTGTACATTTAATCGATCTCTGGCATCAACAAACAATGGATGTTCTATGTAACCATCTTGAGCAGTCCCTACACATACAATTTTAAAATCTGTTCTTGTTGAGAATAGTTTTTCAAATACAGCATACCAAGTGTCCCAGCTCATGTTTTTCAACGGCCAATACCATTGTCTAATATGCACCACAATGTACTCATCTATTTCGTTGTGTTCGAAAAAATGATTTACAGTATCTACATCAAATTCATTTGGGAATAGTTCTGGATCTTTGTCATCCACTGTTGACGAACCAAAAGCGCGATAGAAATAACTGTCCAGATAATGATTGACAGGATTGTGCTCGTAGGCATCATCCAGGTTAATGTATAGATCATAATTGGCTGGGTCTGGCATTGCATTGGTATGATAAATTGCTCGCACATGGGGATTGTTATCATACACATTAGGAAACTCTGTGGCCACATCAATATCACAGTGATAACGATTTTTAAGTTCGCGAACTACACCTGTACTCATGATAACATCGCCTAGAGCAGCACGTCTACGAACTAGTATTTGCATTGGTTGTTCAATGTTCATTTAAAATCTTTTGTAAAATAGTTGTAAATTCTAAATCAGGTCTTTGTTTTTGTAATAATTCTTTGTTGTGTTGTATAGCAGGTCGACTTTTTTCATAATCACTTCTTATTTTTTCTATTGGGCAATTTAAAAATTCTATCAGACTTGCTCTTGCTGCTATTAATCTTGCACCCGGTTCTTGTATGTTATCATAGCCGGTATCAATGATGTCATCAAAAACTTCATAACCTTTATTCTTCAAATACTTTAAACTTCCTTGATACCCGATGTAAAAAAACAATTGTAGATGATTCATAGCATGAAATACTTTTTCACTGAAAAAAACTCCCTGCACATAAAAAGTATCAGTAATTATTCCTAAAAAACTATCAAGGTAAAAATTAACGTCTGTATCATAAAATTCTACTGTGTCATCAAGTGGAGGCAATGGAACATTTTTAGATATAGATTCACATTCTTGTTGAATATGGTGTATTAAAGATGAATCTATATTAAAACTTAGCCAATCGCTGGGTATGTCTGTGTACAAACACTTATAGTTAACCAATCCATCATCAAGTAGATGTTGGTTTATTAGTCCTGCTAATACATATCTTCTTGTGTACCAATCTTTGGTGCTCGCCCAATAAAATTTTTTATTTCTTTCTTTGTGTATGTCTTGGATCCAGTCTTTATTGCATTTGCTTTCATGCCAGTAAATATTGCTCACATGTTCAAACATGGAAATTCTATTATAGGAAAAATCCAAATCTTTTATCTTGTAATTAACATCTGATGCTAGCAATCCATTAAAAACAATAACGGGATTGGGAATGTTTTTGGCATATTCATTTATTGCTTGTATCCACCGAGCATTTTCTGCCAAACATTGAAAACCTCCAAATAATACAATTAATGTTTCTTTGTTATAAACTTTTATTTTTTGTAGATAATCGCTTATAGGTTTTAAATCATGTGGGAGTAGGTCAGCAACAATATAGTTGTCGGTTGGAATTTGTAATTTTACGTTGTACTCTCCAGTATCATACATTTGTTTTTACTTCTCTAACCGGGTCATTTAATTTTTCAGCCACTGTGTTTTTTAATTGTACACGAAAATTATTATAGTCTCTAATTTCCAATGCCCGTCGGCCAATTTCTGCCAAGTCTGTACCATCTATTCGACATTTTTTAAAGTCGTCCTCAAGACTCCAGATTTTGTTGTGTAAAATTTTGAATGCTTGCAATTCATCCCATATTGTTATCTTGTCAATGGCCAACATCTGCTGTTCATAGAAATCCAGTTCAGCTTGATTGGCTCCACCGGTTCTATCGTGTTTGACTTGGGCAATGGTATAACGATCTACCAGTTCCATTACAGGAAATTTAAACTGCAACCTCTACCTCCGGAAAATATCGTAAAAACACATCGGTATCTACATCACGTACCTGTTTTATTTTGTTTTTGATTTCTTTGAAAAAATTCCAAGCAAGTGGTACAAACAATATTCTGTCGCTTCTGCTATAATTCATTGTCACATAATCCATGCTCACAATTGGAATATCTCTGCCCGGGCTTACGCGGTTTTGTTTTAAAGGATTGTCATCTACAATAATATCTAGATCAACTTCAGCAAAATTTAACAAAGTATTTCCTTTTGCCGCAGCACCGTATCCCACAATCTTGTATCGTTTTGCTCGATATTCGTCAATTATATTAGCAAATTCTTTGGCAATTGTGTTTGCACGATTTTCCCATTCTACATAAGTTTTTGGTTCTAGTAATTTTTTTTCCATGTCAACAAGATTGGCTATGTGTTTGGGTCTTTTTTTGTTCTTGGTCAAAACAAAAACATAGCTGGTGCCATGTATGGGAGTTTTAATTACATCAGTTAGATAAAATGCAGTACGTTTGACCATGGCATTAAATGAATTGATGTTGTAGAAACTTATATGTTCGTGATAGATAGTATCAAATTCACCATTGGCAACCATGTCTGCTTGACTGGTTTGAATAAACACATGACTTCGATCTCGAGTCACTTCATCTAGCAGTTCAAGAAATTTAACAGGATCAGGATTGTGTGCAAATGCATTTTGACAAACCACAATGTCAAACCGGTCATGTTTCAATTGTTTAATGGTTTTCTTGTTCCAGAAACCGCACACAACTTTGTGACCTTTGGCAGAACTGGTTTCGTACAAATTTTCTGCTGGATCT